TGTTTGAACGTCAAAAGTTAGGTATCGAAAGACTTCTTTCTAATCTTTATGAACCGCGTCGGGCGAGAGATATTGCCGAAACCATTTCTACAGCAGTTGATTTTAGCCCTGCAGGAATTCCAACTTCCATAGCGGAAGGAATTCGAATGATGGGAGATGACCAACCGTTGATGGGAGCGGGTATGGTAGCATTAGGGGTATCTCCGTTTAGAGGTATGTCTAAAGTTCAATTACAAAAAGCCTATCAAAAGTTGCAAAAAGAATTAACCGAAACAATCGAAGATATAAAATATAGAGCACAATCTTATCGTAAAAGTTTTAATGAAACGGGTAATAAAGGCGACGGGTTCGATGCAGATCGTCTTGATGCTATGGCACGAAGGATGGAAAAAAGAAATTTGCGAGAACAGGATGAAGTTAAAGAATTATTAAAACAAGGAGAATTTGGTTTTGATGATGACGACTATGTGCTTGCGATCGATGAGATTATGGCTCGTGAAGGAATTGATGATCCTGCTGAGGCAGCAGTGAGGTTAAAAGCCCTACAACGGCGCTATGCGGATCCAGAAGAGCTTTATCAACACATGAGTAGACAAAGACGACTGGGAGTTCCAGATTCTAAAGAACTTAAAGATACTAGAGATACTCTTCAGGAAATAGCTAAGGAAAAGGCAAGAGATGGGGAACTGCTGGAACAGGTGCAGTTAGCGATTAAAAAAGGTCTTATTCCTCCCCTAACTCAAACGGGGAGAAAATTATCAGGCAGTAAAAGTATTTTGCCTGAAAAAGAAGCCTTAGAAAGAAGTGATCGTTTTTTAAATATAAAAAGTGATGGTCGTAGCTATGGGTTTCATAAAAAAGGAGAGTCTACAAGCTGGTTTATTGATCCTGAAACAAATGAAGTTTTTAAATGGTATTCAGGAGAAGGAGCAACTCCAAGAGGGTATCACGTTAGGCGAGAGGTTCCAGACTTTGTTCGTAAACTTCAAGAATCGTCAAGAAAAAAATTATCAGCTGTTCCTGAGTCAGGCACTAAAGAACCCGATTTTTTCCAAGGACTTGCAGAAAAGAATCCAAGTTTCAAAAAGATGTTGGTAGAAGGCAGAAAAGATGCGGGATATATTAAACCTGTAAAAGATGAATCAGGCATTATTAACGCAACTCCTGAGATCAACAGACTGTTCAGGGAAATAAGTGAAAGTCCTTCACGAATTAATACTCCGCAACACCAAGCAGCAGCTAAATTAACAGGCGAACAATTACGAAAAATTAATCAGGGTATTGAAAAATTAGAGCCTACTGAAAGAGACAGAGTAGCAGAACTGATACAGAAGTTATTAGAAGATCGTTAATGACTACAAACAGAGAGAAGCTCAAGGCTTTAAAAAATATCGACGTTTCTTATCTTAGCAAAGCTGAAGCGAAAGAGTTTACAATTCTTTTAGAAGAACTCGAAAAGCGCGAGTTTCAAGAAAAAGCCACAGGAACTTTTTTAGATTTTGTAAAATCAATCTGGGGCGAGTTTATTTCGGGCGATCACCACGAGAAGATGGCGAAGGCTTTTGACGATATAGCCAGTGGTAAACTAAAACGTTTAATCATCAATATGCCGCCACGTCATACGAAGTCTGAATTTGCTTCGCATTTATTCCCCGCGTACCTTTTGGGAAAGAATCCGAAACTAAAAATCATCGAAGCAACACACACCGCCGACTTAGCAATTAACTTTGGTCGTAAAGTTAGGGATTTGATCGACGGAGAAGAGTATCACGAACTTTTTCCTGAAACAGAACTAAAAGCGGACAGTCGTTCGGCGGGGAAGTGGTTAACAAACAAAGGTGGGGAATACTATGCAGCAGGTATTGGGGGTGCACTTGCTGGTAGGGGAGCGGATTTGTTTATTATCGACGACCCACATTCAGAACAAGATGCGATGTCCGATAAAGCGATGGAAGAAGCATATGAGTGGTTTATGGCGGGTCCGCGACAAAGGCTACAACCAGGAGGTGCAATCGTAATTGTGATGACAAGATGGTCTAAAAAAGATTTGACAGGTAGATTAATTAAGAAAATGGCACAAGATCAAGGCGCAGATCAGTGGGAAGTGATTGAATTTCCTGCAATATTACCTAGTGGAAAGCCTCTTTGGAAAGAATTTTGGAAATTAGAAGAACTTGAAAGCATAAAAGCCTCCGTTAGTCCGTCAAAATGGGCGGCACAATACATGCAAAGACCAACAGGTGAGGGAATATCAATTATTCCTAAAGATTGGTTTATGGTTTGGGAAGAAGTAAAACCGCCAAAATGCGACTATATCATTCAATCGTACGATACGGCTTTTCTAAAAAGCGAAAGAGCCGACTTTACTGCAATTACGACATGGGGAGTTTGGTACCCTGAAGGCAAAATTGGCGAAGAAATGTACACGGGCAACGAAGCGCACTTAATTTTGATTGATTGTATTAAAGAACGGTTCGATTTCCCCGAACTAAAAGCAGAAGCGCTAAGATTATACGAATTTTGGGATCCCGATACAGTAATTATCGAGGCAAAAGCCAGTGGTATACCGTTGGTTCAA